TCCCACGGCTTTGACTGAAACGAATATCCGCATTTGTGGCACTTAATTTCAAAAGGGAAATCTCTATCATCCATAGCGGCACCACATTTTCTGCAACGAATGTATCTCTCTACTTTCTTCGGCTTTGTTTTGAAAAATGAAGCGTAATTATTATTTTTCATTTTTATCCTCCTTGTGATAAGCCTTATAGTTTCCGCATTCTCCGCAAAAGTATTCTCCATCGAAATAATTGTCTCCGTAAGACTGGCAAGTATCGCATAGATTCTGGTCATACTCATCCATTTTGTTGTAAGTTTCTTCATCAATAAGAATACCTTTCATTTTTCATCTTCACTTTCCCCATGTCAGCAGCTACATGGTTAATCAGCAAAACTCCATCTGTCCATCATCAATAAACTTCTTTTTCTTCCGGCTTAATGCATCACCCTGCTGTTTCAATCTATCCACACGGGCTTTCTGTTTAAAGTTCGCCATATAATTATCATCAACTTCTGGCGGTACTTTTAGAAAATATTCTTCTGGAAGCGGAAGATTATGTTCCTCACAACAATTTGCAATCTCATTTCTGTATGAAAGAATATGATTCCTGGTTAGATTCATATTGCATCCATCCGCCCAGAACGGATCATTACAGCCATTTTCGTTTATGCGTCTCCAGATAGCACGCTCATGTAATAGGTTTTCTCTTAACAGCTCTAATTCTTGTTCCGATGTTTTCTTCTCCATTCTCATTGTCCTTTCACCCATGTAAATAACCGGCACACTAAACTCCCATCTTCTTAACCAGATTCTTATTCATCTCGTCAAATCTCACATCTGTGTTCTCCTCAATGTCCTGTATCATGCTCAGAACACTCATTTCACCCTCATTTGCCATTTTAACGTATTCATTGGCAGTTCTTATCACATCAAGCAAACGCTTCGTAGAAAATCCATATAAACGTCTCAGAGCCATCATCGTTGTGACAGTGTTGATCGTGTTGCTCCAATCCTCGCCAACGGTAAAACCATCTTCATAGGCTTTCTGCTCCATGTCTTTAAGCTGACTCTGGACAGTTCTGCATAGCACGCCCGAATGCCTGGCCGCCTGATTAGGAGTCTGAACAGGAAATCTGGTCTTTTTCTTGACTTTTAATTTGCTACTCATTTTTCTTTCACCTTTCTGAACTTGTATCCTGTCACTCGGTACGCTCGTGGTGTGCCGGGGTTGTCTGTCGCAAGTAAGCCACTTTCCAGTAATTCACCGAAATGTTTCTGTACGGTATGGTTAGATATACTCAGCCATGCTGCAATTTCTGGAATGCTTGGCGGATAATCATGTTCTTTCAAGTATCTTATGATGTACAGATATATGTCTTTCCTTATCTGGATACCCTCATGGTACTTTCTTGCTGTGTTATATGGCATTTCTATCACGCTCCTTTCTGTGAGTATCATCAGCCCATTTGACAAAAGCCATTGTTAGATAGTCAACCAGACTATCTGGATACACTTCGCGAAGCTCATTTGCTCTTTCTGTCAATGCATGCCAGTATTCGTCGTTGTCCTCAATTCCATAAAATTCTTTTATTGTCTTCCAAAACTCTGGCATGAACTTATGCATGATTGGAATATCTTTAGCTTCTACTTTCAATCCCCCACATCCTTTTGTATACAATATGCTGTACGCTGTATACGCTCTATTATTTTTTAAAAAAATTATTTATATTATATATAATAGGTATATAATATAAGTAACCGACAGTAACCGAAACGTAACCGTTCAAAAATCCGCAAACCCTTGATTTTACTGCATGGTAACCGAGTAACCGAGTAACCCTGACTTTCTCATATAGGGGAACTTTTATACTCAATATGTGCATATAAATACTCAAATATATATATGCAGAATCAAAGGTTACCTAGGTTACCCGGTTACCTTTTGAACGAATTGTTTATTAATCAAACACAATATCGTCTGTAATTTCAAAATCATCATTGCAATTCACGAATCCTTTTGGAATTTCATCTACAATTTTCAAGAACACACATTTGGTGACGATTCCGTCCAACTTCTTCGCTTTGGTCGGATAACCTCTGCTGTCGGTTTCCACAAGCCCCTTCTTAACAGCCCATGATAGAAATGCCTTTCTGGAGAATTTCCCAATTCTGCACAAATCGTCAAACGCTGCGCTATAGATTATTGCAGTTGACGTCTTTTCTACCGGATCATTGTCAATAACTCCCCATCTTTCTGTCTTAACATCCGGGTTATCATCAAACTTGATTCCATTCATAGCAATCTTATCAACCACGAACCAGTAAGCACGTTCGTTTTCAGATACCATTTCCTTCTCTGTCAGAAGACCCTTTGCAGTTTCAATGTCAATGTACTGGCCATCATGGAATAGCTGATCTGTTACGATTTTATCTGCTGTCAGAATGATACTCATAGATATACTTTGTTTTTGCATCTTATCATCGTCCTGTATAAGCCCCTGATAGTGCTTTTGCAGGGCTTTTATATCATCAATGGACATTTTCTTGACTGCGTTCACAAAATCGATTCCTGCATATCCGTAGTTCTTTTTAAGGGTATCTGCGGTAAGCTGTGGATCATCAAATATCTTTTCAGAACACTCAACCTCAATAATTCGGTTGATAGCTCCACCTTGGCTGACATATCCGGCAAGCGGTCGTTCACCATTGGTCAGAATGCAGTTCTGCCAGCGGTTCTCCCGGTTGACTCCCAATTCCTTATTGGAACGGCTCTTTCCTTTACCGGAACACAAGTCGTACACTATGCCCTCAAAGTTATCCCTGATCTTGGCAGATACCTTGGAAGTATCATCCAGAATTAGCGGAAGATTGTTGAGCATATCAGATTTTGCTTCCAGGGCTACATCCGTTGTCTTGAAGTCTCCTATGTATCGTGATTCCCCTGGATTCGCCCAGACAGAAGCTCCCAACATAAGCGCCACAGTCTTGCCACCCTCAGTTTCTCCCCAGAGGTCTACAAAAAATGGAAGGGCGCCAACAAGCTTAATCAGAATACTAGCGAAGCTTGCAGCCAACATGATTTTCGGTTCTATTCTTCCAGTAGCACGAATCTTCTTCACGTGTTCATACCATTCTGTTCTGCTGCCACCTACGCTGATACTTTCTTGCAGTTGTCGGAACCTCATATCTCCATCGAACACAATATCTTTGTCATAGGGAAGAAAATAATCCCTGATCCACCCAATTTTACTGGAGGAATACTGAATGTTGATATAATCGTCATTTGCATTCTCAACATCTGACAGATACCGTACAAGAAACTTCGCATTCTCAGAAGTCACTGAAATTCCAAGTGCAGACAAGCCAACGATTTTAGTAGATGATGCAACCATGGTTTTTGGCACAATAACCTCGGACCATTTATTATTCCTCTTATAGATTAGCTTTATCTGTTCTTCTCCGGTCTCCAGATTCTTCATTCGTTCAATTGGAAGAATAGGATGATAACAGGCTATAATGTCCGGCGATCCTGGATTTGTGTTTGAAATTCTAATTCCATCATCGTCCGCTATCCAGTTAAGACATTTCATCCTGTCATATTTGCAATCAGAGAAATTAGTCCACTGGTCCAGCATAGACAACGCCCTGTTACTTTTCTCTTTCTCAATCATCTGCTTCTGCACTTTCGTGTATGCTTTCAGCAAATCTTCGAATTTTTTCTTTACGCCAAGCTCTTTGGCTCTGTCCAGAAGAGTCAGTGTAAGACGTGCCTTGTATATTTCGTCTTCCTGACTGAATATCTCGTCAAACACTTCTTCGTCCAGAATAGAATCCTTCGTGAGCTTGTTTATCATTTCCACTTTTAATCACCTTCTTCCAGTCCTGTAATAAATCCATGGTGATATAGTGCAAGTTGCAACCTGTTCCACGCTTCACACCATCCGTCAGACAACGGTTTCACCCTGTCAAGGACAGCCCGGTAGAAATCTATATCAGACAAACATTCTTGCAACTCAGCCTTTTTCTTCTGTTCTTCCTTCTGCCGCATTTCCATCTGCTTCTGATGGTGATATATTGCCATTCTGGAAGAGAAATCTGGTTTCTGGTAACTTCCCCCAAGTATGGTAAAAGCTGTCTTAAAATCGCAATTATCCATATTCTGGACGAATGTAAATATGTCACCTGTTGCACCACAGCCGAAACAATAATAGCTGTCTTTGTAGATTTTCATGGATGCGGTACGGTCACCGTTATGAAAGGGACACTGTATAAATCCTGCTCTGTTCGGCTTTAGTCCATATCTGGAAAGAATCTCGGACATTTTCATTGATTGCTTAATTTCATCTTTTGTCATACAATTTCATCTGCTTCATATTCATCGAAATCAGGCACGTCGTACCATGCACCGGTTTTCAGATAATCTTTGTATCTTGCGTTATTAATTGCTTTTTCAGGAGATACTGCAACAGTCATTCTACTATTTCCGTATGGATCTGTTACAACATACTGCCTTTTAGCTTTGTTTACTTTTGGCATTTTCGCTCTCCAATAACTCCACAATTTTTTTACCAGTCTCTTCTTTCATGCAGAATTCAAATCGGACTCCGTATCTATCTCTGATTGTGCAAAGAGATTTGTATAGTTGACAGCCATCAATAGCCTTGTCAGATATCACAGTTTTTACTTTTTTGCCGTTTATCGTCCTCCAGATAACTTTATGTTTTCGGGGATTCTCCCAGAAATATACATCACCAACTGATTTAATATCTGGTCCATGCTCGCATAGGATAATCAGCTGAATACCTGCTTCACGCGCTCTGATAAGCTCTGCTTTGAATCTTTCATGCTGCTGGCAGACATTTCCGCATAACTCTTGTAAATCTTTTTTACGGTCAATACAGAGTTTTGCATTGTCCAATGATTGATAATCACCGCAATACAATTTAGAGCGAAAATACTGCACTCCAAGGCTATCAAACTGATTCTGAATCCGTTCCCATTCTGATTTATGTTCCCTTGTGTCCACTTGTATAACCATTAAAAAACACATCCTTTTAATTAAACGGGAGTTCTTCATCAATTCCATCTGGAATACTCATAAAGTCCGTACCTGCCGGATTCGATCCCATGATAGCTTCTTCTTTCAGATGATCGTCATAGGATTTTGTGGTACGCTCTTCTGGGATATCTGCATCCTTAATTCCCTCAATACTTCGGAACCATGCAAGCTTGTGACGTTTTACTTCTTTGTTGTCGTACCAGTCTTTCTCCAGACGGAAGATGCCGCCAATCAACTTGCCTTTGAACTGCTGCCCGAAGTTATCACCCCACTTAACAGCAAATCCCGGATTCGACTTTTCTACACATGTGATAAATGTTTTAAGGTTACGGACACCGTAATCTACGCTTTCGTCAATAACCATATAGTTAGTACCGGCATTCGGATATTTCTTGTCTGGACGAATATCATTTTCGAACTGCTTCATAAAGTACCCGGCCTGCTCGTCTCCTTCTGCGAAATCAAACAAGATAACGAGCATATCAAGCCCGCCCTGGGATTTTTTCTCTGATACCTGCTTAATTACCATTTTGTGTCCGCCAAGAGCAATCGGTTCAAATTCTCCTGCTGCCTGTGTAGCGTCATAATTCTGTGGTTTTAACATTTTGATTCCTCCTCAAAACAAATTATTTTTTCAATGCAATCTGACGGAACGATTTCTTTATTATCGCAAAATACGATTGTCGTTCCATTATTGTCTGCTTTTACAATGTTGATAAGTGACGAATTATACGTATCACCCATAAATGCCGGGAGATAAAACAAATGACATTCTCTTACGTCTCCATATTTTTT